ATGGCAAGAAAGAAATCTGTATTTATCCTGCCCAAGCTAAAGGATTGTGGCGGAGATCTAACAAAAAAATGGTATGTGGAATATTCCTTGAGGGATCCACAAACCGGGGAGATGAAGCGGTTTCGGCATTATGAGGGCTTTGCGGAACTGGCAACGGAAAGTGCCAGGCGTGCCCATGCCGAGAAAGTGATATCTACAATCAAAAACAAGCTCAACAGTGGGGAGGATCCGTTCGCTGAAAACCATGTTACCTATCAAGACGAGCTTATGTATCAGGCCATGGTCAACAGATGGGGCAATAACAGCAAGGGTGCCGTCAGCATCAGAGTGCACATTTCAGAATTCCTCCAACTGAAAAAAGCCGAACTTGCGCATTCCTCCTATCAGACTTACTGTTCCAAACTGAGGATCTTCTGTGAATGGGTGGAAGCGGGGTGCTTGGCAAACAAGAACGTGCGTGTAATATCAGAAGAACATATACACAATTTTTTTTATCACATAGTCGGAACTGGACATATCAGTCGCAGGACAGTATTGAAATACAAGCAGTTATTGCATACTTTTTTCGATTACTTACTACACAAAAAGCTTGTTGTAGCTAATCCGGTCACCAATATACCTAATCTTGGCGAGAAAAGAGATGAAGCGGCAAGCCCAATTCCAGACAAGATCCGAAATATATTGATTGGCTATATGAGAGAGCACGACCCGCAACTCCTGCTATTATGTCAGCTTGAATACTATTGTGCAATCCGCCCGAAAGAATGCTTGTATCTGCAGATACGTGACATCAATCTGGAGACAGCATCCATTACCATCCGTCAGGATACCAGTAAGAACGGACTGACAGAAACAGTCAATATGCCAAGGCAGCTTTATGAAGTTCTTGATGACCTGCTGAAGATAGGCAACTATCCGGAAGACTGGTATCTTTTCTCTCGAGACGGCCAGCCAGGAAAACACAGACTTGGGAAAAATACCTTCAGATATAGATTTGACAGAATCAGGGATAAACTGGGATTAAGCAAAAGATACAAACTTTACAGCTTCAAACATACCGGTGGAGTAAAACTGGTCAATGCAGGAGTTAATACATGGGAAATACAAAAGCACTTCAGGCATAAATCAATTACTACTACAGAGAGATACTTGCAAAAAAGATTCGGGGTAAAAAGCTCCCTGATACAAGAGGATTTTCCCGATATGTAGATAATAAATAATGTAGGAGGCTAATATTGGTCTCCTACGCTCCTACAGTCCTACATATTATCTTCCATATGCTCCTTCAACCTATATAACCGGTCAATAGCCGGGTTATAGAATGCATCCGGATAATGCTGCTTAATATCGCAGATATTCGCATTAACATACATGGAGGTATCAAAAATATGTTCTGCCTCACTTAATGTCACCTCTTTGGGTAATAGTGCGTTCTCAGCCCATTTCATTAAGGCATTCACGCTTTCTTCGTCATAATTGTATGCCATATTTTTTTGTTGCAAAGATAAATCATAGTAGAGAGAAGCCAAAGAAAAAAGGTCGCTTATTGGACTGCTTTACCTATCAAAACCTTACGATGTAAGAATGATGGATGCCTATTACCTAATCCCACCAAGAAAACAACTTGTAAGTTCTGATTTTATTATATAGATACCACGCCTTATATCTTCTCAATTCCTCTTTATGAATAATTTCAATATCATAATCATCTGTCGGGAGATTAAATAGGCAGAACCTTGATGCATTTTTAGTGTTAATGTATAGATTCCTACAAGCTATTATATGCGGACTTTCTACCATTTCATACATACCGTCATCTCTACGCATAGTCTTCATTCCTGAAAATTCCAACTGCAAATTATCTTTTTCGAGCACAATATCCAATAGGCCAATGCAAAGTTGCAAGTCTCTTGCCACTATAGGCATTTTATCCGAACGCGTACACTTTTTAAAGTATTCATACATTTCTATTATTTTCTTGCGCTCTATTTCCAATAAAAACGTATAATCCCAATCAAAATCCTTTTCTAAAAGCCTGCACCACGAATTAATCTTTGCACGTTTATAGTTGGACTCAGACCTATTTCTTCTCTGTTTCATATCTAATACTATTATTATTTGTTCTTACTTTCAGATAATCATATCTGAGCTTATATCAACTTAGATATAAAAGAAAGTAGGCACTGGAATACTTTTAACTAATCATTTCTTGTATAAAAAGCCCCGACGGAAGCCGGGGCCACTTATCAAATGAATGATAAGTAAAACTACTACAGCAACAAAGGTATGTTTTTTCTACCACATAAACAAATTATAACTCACCCCACCACCGACATAAAAACCACCCGGATAGCCATATCCTACCTGCAACCCTAATCCCCAACGCTTCTTCTTCGACTTGATGGGAACCGGATGATAGACGTCATTCGTCACTGTCTGATACACAGTTCTTGGGAATATCTGTAAACTATCCAGCCGAGGGTCTACATATCCGCTCACCACAGCCCGATACGAGCTGTCTGAATACACTACTTGTCGGCGATGAAGCAGCGTATCACCTATCCGTGTCGTATCATCCGGCACGAAACGCCAGAATACTGCCATCGGTGCAGAGATAAGCATCGTATCTACCTTGACAACCGTCTTTATCTTCGTCTCTACACGAACTTCAGCCGGAGGCTGCTCATGCGGACGGAACCAAACCACTATACAAGCAATTGCCAGCAGTACAATTAATATCCACGGTAACTTTTTCATTCCTCGAATCTCAAATCATTAATCCGATTCATCCAACCTCTCTTAAATTTATTGTTCGCCGGACGTTTTTTGCATATATCCTCGATGAAATCGAACCGTGCAATCTTGATCTGGTCGAACAACTCACGCGGGTTCCTGGCATTCACCGCAGCAAGTGTCTTAGGACCTACTATCCCATCCACAGTAACACCAAGCAAACGTTGAGGAATCTTTATTCCGTGTGCACCGGATGCCCACACCCAATCGACAAGGATATTAGCAACTGATTGCGATTTAATATCGTCAGCTTTCCATCTGTCCCAATAATGCGGCTTGAGCACCCGTTTAACGACATCCTCACGGGTAAGCAGATGCAGGTCATCTACGTCTATATCACCGTCGCCGTCCTTGTCATAGCCGCATGACTTCCACGTACCGATAGTCACACCCATATTTGTAGCACCTCCAAGGTCTGCCGGGTCATTCACGAAACCGCCTTCCCATTTTAGGATAAACGGTGCAAGTTGATTCACATTCGCCATTTCAATTTTCCTCCTTATTCAATTAATACCCATTTTGCGGTTCTCTATCACCGCACTTCTTTCTCTCACACCGTTTCAGTGCCAGTTCCAGTTTCAAGTCAGAATTAGTTTCCTTCAGTGTAAACAGCTCATCCTGTGCCTTACGGAGCCGGTCAGTCTGCTCCACAAACCGCTGTTCCTTCTCCGAAAGCTGCTTCTGCAGGAACTCGTTGTACTCCCGTAATGCCTTGAACTCCTCTACATCAGCATGTGCGTCCTCAATACGCGCATTGGTTTTGCGCGACATCCACCACTTAATAAGCTGCTTGATGCCCTCGATGCCACCGAGTGCGGTCACCAGCATAACCCAATCATTCATACCCATTTTATTACTTTATTTATAACCATCAAATTGTCAGACAACCACAAAAGTAAGTAAGCCTATGTCAAACATGCTGCCAATTCGGGATTTTCCACTGACACAGAATGTCAATGCAAAGATAGATATGGATGTAGCCTTCAAAAAGGACATTATTTTTTTGACATTCTCCGCAAATGGTCATCCAATGTTTTAGGATTGCATTTAAGCTTACGACAGATAGCAGCCTTCGAATAACCATATTCGAGCATAGTTCTAATGAGAGGTTCCTTTCCTGTAAGCTTGTAATGCGAATTCTTTCCACCCTTATGCCGCCCTAATTTCTGTCCTTCGGCAACACGTCTGGCAAGGCCTTCTTTGGTCCGTTGCGAAATCAAATCACGTTCAATCTGAGCTGACAGACCAAAAGCGAAGGCAAGTATCTGAGACTGTATATTGTTACCCAACTCATACTTCTCCTTTACAGTCAGAACAGTGATTTTTTTTTGCATGAGAGTGTTTAGAATGCTCATCACTTCCATCAGACGACGCCCAAGACGACTAATTTCAGAGCAAATAAGGGTATCACCCTTTTTAAGTTTTTTCAGCAAAGCGCCAAGCTTCCGTTCTTTTGCAGACTTGGTACCGGATATGGTTTCCGACACCCATCTGTCTATTTGCAGCTCTCTTACCTTACAAAACTTCTCTATCTCGAATTTCTGATTCTCAACCGTTTGCTTATCTGTCGAAACACGAATGTATGCGTAAATCATTTTTGTCGTGAAGATAACTTTAATCATTAGCCTTACCAAAACAGAATTCAATCGCCCCTTAAATGTGTAATAGTTATGGCAGAGAAGCAGGATATTAGGGAAGACCAAATGACGGAAATGACGAATCCTCAGAAAATTCGGTGTTTGGATTCAGAAGGAAATAGCGGACTTATACTATTATCCACGTTATTATTGAAAACGATGAGGAATGTAGGATATTTATCAAGCAATGATTTGAAAAATGTTGGAACAAGTTGCGGATATGCTATATCTACCGAAGACGGCTCAGGAATTAATGGCCTATTCCTATCTATTGAAGCAATGGGATATTATTTCCAAATTAAAGTCTCATATACTGGAGACTCTTTGAAATTTAGAGTATACAATAAAGAAAGCGATATTTGGATTAATTGGCGCTCTATATCTTTTACTTAATAAAACTTTGGGAATTGCATAACCTTTATGCTGTTGTATCTCTTGCCCCTTAAATATGTTAAGTATGGCAGAGGATATTAAGGAAAATGAAATGACTTCGGTCAGCAGTGTTGATTACGTTAGAGGGTTAAAAGGCAAGGATAGTGTACTGATAAAACCTGGCGACCTTCCTCATCCGAACACGGGCAGTGGATATACGAAAGCAGTTTTATCTAATGGGAAGTGGTATAGAATCGCCAGAGGTGTAAGTGGTGAACAACCTTCTTCTGGAATATTTAATATAGCAAATAGTTTTGCCTATGAGAGCCCAAAAGCGATATTATTTTACGCTTTTGCCGATGCATATAGCGGTGGCTCTTTCATTACTAAAATAGCTGCTTCAAGTGTCGTTCCCATTTCAAAAGCGCGTATATTATCTATTAAATCAAGTTCAGAAATATCTTACTTAGATGTGTTTGTTCGCTTGAATCAAACAAATATGGTGCATATATCCGCGTCATCCATGATTGGCTTTACGTTGCATAAACCGGAAGAGGTTGGCGAAGCCATTCCTGAAGGCTACTCTGTAAAAGAAGTTTCCTTCTGATAGTGGCTCAGCAAGCCATGTGAATTTTCATTCGTATCTTCTGCGCCATTTGCGTATTTTGCGCAAAAATATAGCTTTTGCGCAAAATACGCAAATGAAAATCCACATGGCTTGCAGAACCACTACCAGAAGATACCAATTCTTTTTATTCTTATGGTTATTTTATTTTTATTCCTATTTGTGATAAAGAAGTTCCCATTCACTTCTTTTCGTCCAAAAACAACACCTTTAGTCCCATCTGTATAATCACAGTAAGAATTTGAACCTGCATCTGAAACAAAGCAAATCGGATAGGCACCACAACTAAATATAGCAGTTGTTGCGTTTTCTGGTGATGTAATTAAGTACAATCCATATCCAAGGTTGCCAAGGTCTTTTTCTTCACTTGCTGCCAATGTAAAGCTATAGGTGTATATTCCTATTGCATTCATTACTTCTTCTAATGTCGGACTGATACTATTGCCATTCGCTGCCAGTCCACGTAATCGTGCCGGAGTACCCCCAGCCATTGCATTCTCTTTAATATCTTCTGCCAT